AAATTCTGATACGACTGGTCTAGCTGCACTTCTCATCATGTCTGCAAAATAAGGATTGCCTGCTGATAATCTATCACCTTGTATTGTGCTTAATGCTTGAGTTTGAGCTGCTGGAATTAATGGGCTTCCTGTTCTTGCTCTTGCTTCTGCTAAACCTAATCCTTCTGTTGTTTGTGTTGATTGATCTACATAAGTTTGACCTGGATAATAAGTTGGTCCATCAGCTTTATATAAATCTTGTGCCTCATCTAATCCATAACTAATGTAAGGCTTTAACATAGGGTCAATTTCTTGTTTAGTTTGTTGAGTTTGACCACCGCCACCTTTGTGGAATTGTCTACCCAACTTACCATTGTCAATAGATTGATTTCCGTCTAGTTCTGGAAAATAATCGTGCATCATAATTTTAGCTCCATTAATGTGTACTTCTTTTTATAGTTGTATAGTCTTGACCAAAGTCTTTCTATACTTTCAAATTTAGTAGAGCCTTGAATACAAGTTCCACCATTACTTTTTGCCCAATTTTTAAATTGTTCAAATCCTTTTTTAGTATTTTTACCACCTATATAAGTGATGTAACATACCCTGTCGTTAGGGTACATAATCCATTGCACAGTTAAAGCACAGTAACATTTATCATCTTTCATTAAGAGTAATAATTGTTGTTGCCCTTGTGATACCATTAATTTTAACTGATCTGCTGTAAACTCGTCATTACCTTTATCTAAAGCTAGTTGTAATAATGGTTCAGCTAGATGCCAATACTGTTGTACATGAGTTGTGGGTACTATGTATAGTTTCATAACACAATAATAACACTTAACCTACAATAATATAATCAAAGTTTAAGTCTGTACTTGCAACACTTGTGTGAGTTATAACTACACTCCCTTTTGCTTTAGTAGAAATATAAGGATTCTGTGCTGCTGCATTTGCAGTTAATGGTGATAATAAAATAACACTATCAAAACCTAATCTTTCATCATTTAATGTTGTTGTTGTTGTAGAAGCTGCTAATGTAACTGTGCCTGTATTATTAGTTTTACCATTGACAGCATTATTTACCACTTCAGCTACTTCTCTTGGATTAGAACCCATATAATTTAAGGTTCTATACATTATCTATTGCCTTGTGGTTTAACATCTATATCTACTGCCATAGCGGTTGTCCAGTTACCTGTTGGACTAACTTCTAATCTATGGTATCTTCCAGCACTTCGTAGATCTGCTCTACCCTCTGCTGAAGTAGTAGATGAATCTCCAAATATAACTGCATCATCTAATTCTCTACGACTTGCTATTTTAATTGTAGCTGAACCATTATCAATTTGTGGTCTTGCTAAAGTGACAACAGAATTATATCCAACTTCTACATCTGTAGTAATGAGTTCAGAGTTATAATCTGAACCAGTAAATGTTACAATTTTAGTATCTTCTGCACCAGCAAATAAGAATTTACCACCAACCCATAATCTTGCGTCTAACGAGGCTGGCATAGTATCTATGTCTGTGTACCCTAGAGTACCTAAACCTTCTAAAGTCGTTCCAGCAGTCGCTATATCGCCTACAACAGTTGCTACTGTATCAGCTCTTGACCATCTCTGTAATTGCCAATTGTAAATAAGAATACTTCTGCCACCACTATTATTTGCATAATTCCAAACTACTATTTTTCTTTTAGGGTCAGCAGATGATGACATAGAATCTATACTTTCTAAAAGTACATCATTAAAGAAATACTTATCTATTTTTTCATTTCCAATTCCTGTAACTGATTGACCATCTGTTTGATAAAATCCATCATCAGATAAAAAGAAACTTAATCCACCATATTGTGCTATTGAGCCACCTGCTATACATCCTAATCCTCTTGATATAGTATCAAACTGAAAGAATAAAGGAGAGCCAGTATATGACATTCTAGCTATTGCTTTTTCTAAAAATACAATTCCAAATTCACCGCCAGTAATGCCAGTAATATTTCCACCATCAGGCATAATCTGAAAATCAGATTGTGAGGTTGTTCCAGATACCCAATCGGTGGCATCATTAATATCCGACCATTGAACTTTATTAGCTGTACTTCCTATGTTGGCACATACTACAAAATCTCTTACCACTGTAATAAACTTTGCTCTAGGAGCTGCTGTTGCTAAATCAGCAAATGCTGTAGAAGTACCTATTGTCCATCTTTGTACTTTAGCTGTATAATTTACTGCTAAAACTTCAGCACCAAATAATGCAAAATTCCATGTAGATGTTCCTGTATATCCACCTGCTAATGATTTATCTTCTAATGCTTCTGTAGCTGCGTTAAACTTAAATAACTTACTAGCTCCACCTGCAAAAATAACTACCTCTGAACCAAATTTAGCTGCATATACAGAGTTTAAGTTTTCAGATGCTGCACCACTAAAGTCTACTGCATTTGGAAAAGGCGAATATCCTACTGATACTGGAAATACATTTTTAGCATCAATTAAACTTCCAGCATTAGCTGGTTGGTCTGGTAGCCATTCTGTGAACTGCAATCTTGTTGTTGGCATTAGTTTACCTGACCTCCTGATATTGTTCCTGATGTAACATAAGTAATATAAGAATGTCCATCTATAGCATTACCTGCTGTGCCACCTGGATATACAACTGCTGCACCATTTTGACCTAAATTACCACCAGTTCCACCTATTCTAGTTCCAGTTCCTCTTGTGTCATCAGAGCCAGCACCGCCTAATGTTATTGTTCCATCTGATGCTCTAGGAGAGGTATTTAATCCACCTCTACCACCAGCTCCTATTCCACCATAACCTTCTGCAACAGTTCCAGAAAATCCTTGATTAGATGTTGGTACACCATCACCAGGAAGTCCAGTTTCTGTTTCTGTGGTAAAATGCCAGCCACCTGCACCACCTCCACCACTTCCAGCAGGGTGATAAACTACACGACCACCAGCTCCGCCACCACCACCACCACCACCACCAATAATTCCATTATTAGTTAATGACATTGGAAATCTTGTTTTTAAACCAACACCACCATTTCCTCCAGGTTGCCCAGCCGCTCCCTCACCTTGAGTCCCATATCCACCATTACCACCTCTTCCAGCAATAATTGCATCACTTGGTAATGAAAGTCTTACAGAACTTCCAGAAGGTAATGAGCCAACATCAAATGCAGGAGTAGCTGCTAATGTAGATACAAAATAAGTACCATCTGCTACTGTTACAGAAACAATGGTTGGTGCAGTAATTCCTAAATAAGTAGCTAAATTAAAATCTTTTTGTAGTCCAGATAAGCTAACATAAGTAACACCAAATATTAATTCCCAAGTGCCTGAATTTTTAGCATAAACTTCATTTACTTGTTTCCATACGCCACCATCTTTAACAAGCACTTCTTTAACTTCTTTAAAAGTTCCGCCATCATTAACATTAAGAGATGACATTGTTTAAACCTTATACCAAATATCACCATCAGCACCACCACTAGGACTAGCAGTAGAAATTGTTTTTGTTCCAGTAGCGTTACTTCCTATAGAAGTTACATTTATAGAATTAATAGAGCCTGCGGTTGTCCATGTTCCACCAGTAATATTAACAGCATTAGCATTTTGAGTGGACATTGTGCCTACAGTTCCAACTTTAGTATTAACAAAAGCGGTAGTGGCTAATTGAGTTGTGTTAGTTCCAGCAGAAGCAGTTGGTCCAGTTGGTACACCACCTAATATAGTTGTTCCTGTTACAGATAAATTACCACCAACTACAAAGTTATCTCCATCAGAGCCTACTTGTTGCTCTTTGATCTGACTCATTGCCATTCTAATAGCATTATTCACATTTGCTGGTGGCATACCTTCCGCAATATTAATTCCACCTATGTCTGTATTGTCTGCTGGCGTTGCTGACCATTCACTTATTTTATCTCTACTCATAATTTATACTATCCTATTCCATGTGTTTGAAGTTACAGGTACTACTGTCCAATTGTTACCTTGAATATGTCCATCTGCTATTACTGTTCCTGTTGCTGATATTGCTGCATCACCTGACCAAGTGACTACACTACTTGCAGTTACAGTTGCAGAACCAGTAATGCTTCCCTCTGCTGATACTGTAAATCCACCTATTCCTGCTAAAGTGCCAGTTCCAGATATAGAGCCTGTTCCATAAACAAACTGTCCAGCAGTTAAGGCGACTACTGTGCCTGTTCCTACTATTGCTCCAGTACCTAATACTATTTGTCCTGCTGTTATTACAGCTAAAGTAGCTGTTCCATTTATTCCAGCATTTCCCTCTACGATCTGACCAGTAGTTATAACTGATAAAGTAGCTGTGCCATTTACACTTCCAGTTCCATAAACAAATTGTCCTGCTGTCAGTACAGTTACAGTTGCAGTTCCATTAATTGCTGCAATTCCACTAAATGTAGAACTTGCTAACGAGCTGAATGGTACTTCTGAATATGTACTTATACCAAACATTGTTTATCCTTTTGGATTATCTGTTTTTACTTTTGCTATTGCATCTTCCCATGTTGTTGTGCC